TTCGTAATATTCAGAGTTGTTTGAAATCTTTTCAACAAACAAATCTCCTTTAAAATTCATTTCTAATGAAATACGAACATTATCGGGATTAAATACTTTAAATAGAAGTATGTCACATATTTTCGCCAATTCATCAACTCCTGCTTTATTTGATCTAAATAGACCAACCTGTTTAAGTCTAAAGAAACTTGCTTCGTCAACTATTCTATCAGCAGACATTTTTCTAATAGCAGCCTTACTCATAGCTTCTATCATGAAAATGTTAATAATGCTATAATCCTTTCCTGCACCATCTGCGATATCAATTGAAAATATAAATTTAGAATCTGGAATGTCATACAAGCTAAATGATGGATTCCACAATAAATCTTTATAATTTATATCTGCATCCTCAAAATCACTTATCTCTTTATGTACATATTTTTTAGAAATTTTTCTCATTGCTCTAAGCGCATTACCTCCAAGCAATAATGAATCACCAGCCAAGAATTGATTTCCATACTCTTGATTAAACATTTCCTCGGAACCTAAATTGGCAATTTCTCGTTTTCTCCATGCATCATCACGCCCTGGTACTTCCCACCAATCGACTCGCAGTGGCACATATTCATTATCTTTTCGAACTGCACCATCATATATTTGAAAGAATTTATTTCTACCATTTGGTGTACTTGTTATAATTACTCTTGATATTTTAGATGCTGCAATAGTAGGATATACTGAACGATAAAATGGTTCAAGAAATGTTGGCTGTACGTGAGCAAACTCATCCATATAAACTAAATGTAATGTAAAACCAATTGCTGCTGTTTTTGTAGTAGCCTGCCCTATTAATCTGCATCCATTATCGAATCTCATTGTCATTACATTATTTTGTAAAACACCAGGCTTCATGAAAAATGGAACACCTTTAATGATTGTTTTAATCTTATCAATAATTTCTGCAGCAGTACCAGCCTTATTCGCAAGAACAATAACATTTTTATCAATATTGAATAATAAATACCATGTGATAAATATTGCAGAAGTTATCGTATTATGACTCAATAAGTTATTAGTGTAACATCTATGATCAGCTGACATTATTTCTATATCGAACATTGAAGATACGTGTTTTGTTGGATAACAAGATATAACTTTCTCAATGCCATCTGATGTCAATATCTCATCTCCACTATACAAAGCATCGGTTCGTATAACTTTTTCATCTGGTGTAAAAAATAAATGTTGATCTGCACATGACATTTCTTTTCCAGATGATGTGTTTAATTTCCATTCTCTATACGGTTGTGTCTGAAAAACACTAGCTAATGGAACATATCCAGAATCTGATTCTACTAAATATTCAGTTTCCGAAAAGGAATATGAATCTATTATTTTTTTATCAATATCATCTTCATCCAATTGAAGATGTTTAAACTCATATTGTTCGATCATTTGTATTAAATTTTTAATACAAATGATCAATATTTTTTTAATTTTATTCATTTAAAAATTCTATACATTTTTTTATGACATCGTCGGAATGTTCTTTATATTCCTTTTCCCATATAGTCATTACAATAAATCCTCTATTTTTTGCTGCTTCTATTTTTTTAGAATCATGCTCCCATATTTGTTTTGCAGTCTGTTTTTTTATTGGATGTATATAATCTTCTTTGAAAAATTCTGGATTACAATGCCAAAAATCACCATTAAATTCTATCAATCTATTACCTTGTCTAATATCATACACATAACATTCTTCTGAATTTCGTATATAGAACTCTGACATTGTAGTTTCATTTTTTACTTTATTAAACAATTCAACTGAAATTTTAGAAGTTCCTACAGCTATACATGTATCATTATTAAATATTTTAGATTTCCATAATTCTTGACGGTCATTCCATCTTTTTATTCCCTCTTCTTTACCCAGTCTTTCAATGCATCTATCTAATGAAAATGTTACTTGTCTTTTATGTAAAAGCTCTCTTGCAAGATCTTCATCACCATCAGTTTTTCTAATCCAATATTCTAATTGAGTAGATGTTATTCTATCTTTCAATGCTTCTTTTGCGAAACTTTTAACTTCATAAGTAGATTCATCGTCTGAAAACCCTCTCTTTTTATAAAACTCTTTGGAAAATGGAGATCTTTCTTTTCTATCTTGTTCAGATGCATTGATATTGGAATTTGGGTTTTTACAACCCAATACTCTCTCAGACAATTCCTTTCTACCTTTATCAGACTGTGAATACCTAACATATCCTTGTGCAATATTCATATTATCCGTCTTACATGCTAATGGTGCATCTGGAAACTCTTTTTTATAATCTTCAGATGTTTTACCTGGATGATGTGTTTTAAAATGTCCTAAATATAATCTTTTAGCTTTCATTCCACACCATCTACAAATAACATAATCAATATTTTCTACACCAGTTATAGATTCTGCTTTACGTCTAGCAGTATCTATATTTCTACATGTTGGCGAACAAAACTTGTTTTTATGCGTCATAAACTCTTTACCACATACTTTACATATTGCTTTTGTATTTTTCATATATTAAATTTAAAAATATTATAGAAATAAATATAAAGTTTTAAATATCCAGTTTATATATCTTGCTATATGTCAGATAACTCTCAATATCATATAATTTAATTTTAAGTTTTTCATAGAAAGTTAGTTTACGCTGTCGTTTTATAAGAGCATAAAATAATACATAAATCGGTATCTCTTGTGTTTTATTTCCACGTCTAATATTCACTAAAGTGTTGGAAATGAAGCACTTGCCAATCTGACGACTTGCAAGAAACACGTTAAATCTATTATCTTGAAAACTTTTTAATACACGTTCTTGATAATCACGTAACTCGATATTTTGTACACCTTCATCAGTCATAGCTCTACAGTAAGTGTTCCCAAAATATATTACATCATTTGCACACCTTCTAATTTCTTCTATTTCTTCTAGTGTATACTCAAATACAATATCAGCCTGTCTTAATGCAGTATCATTATCTAAAAATGGATTGCCACCAGGGGCTTCTCCATATTTTTCGATCATACTAATACAGTCATCAACTTTTATACTGGTCCATACTCTTCTGAACTCTTCATTATCAGCTTCTGTTGTATATTGTATTCTATTCGGATTATTCTTTGCCATTATCTTCTGTTTTTATTTCGGACATTTCATTTTGAATGCCTTCTAGCAAATGTTTAGTTCCTCTGAATTTCGTTATAGTTTCACCACTAACATCTCCAAAATCACTAAAATCAGAAATATTTCCTTGTCCAATAGATTCCATTGATTGATGTTGTCTACCTTCAATTCCTTTATGTTCTACTGTATTACTATGATAATCAAATTTTAATGATTTGTAATTATTTTCCATAGTCACCATAAATGATGCAAAATGTTTAATAATTTCCATTTTAGATTTTTGTAATGCAGCTAAATCACTAAACGTTTTTTGATTAACATTTGCTGCATCTATTTCTTCCAGCAGACGTTTTAACGCATGTTCAGCTGTAGTCATTTGGAATAATAAACTTGAAAGAGTAATTTTGTCAATACTCATCTTTTCACTAACATAATCATGATTCTTTGCGAAGTCTTCAGGAATGTACATTGATACTATCGAGTCAACGATAGAATCTGCTTTATCGTCACATTCACGTTTAACTGCATCATAATCTAATGGTTTAGCTGTAGAAATCGGAGGTAAAACACCAGTCCCATCAGTCACATTAGTAGTGTCAGTTGTCAATAGAATATCTTCTAATTCTTTTGCCTTTCTTTTAATTTCTGATATTTCGTCTTTGTTCATATATTATGTATTATCTCGTATAACCTATCAATGGTGCTTTAGTCTGCGGAAGTGCATTATCAATTATTAATGCCCACTGAGCATCTTTTACTATATTTTGATTTAATACGAGTGGTTGTTTATCTGTTTCCGTTATTCTTGTGAATAATCTAATGTTTGTTAAATCCATATATGACGGTTCTAAATAGAACTTAGTACATGATGAACGTTCTACGTTTGTTAATGATTTATTGTCATTCATTACCAATTGTAGATCAGTTGTTGCCGGTAAGTTTGTTGCCGCATCCCATTGCATTTGCCATATATTCACCGTCAGTTGTTTAAACATATTACTAAAATTGACATATAATGCATACCATTTATCATATGTTAAACCAGCACTTGTTGATAACATACTATGATATGTATATGTATCATTGGTAGTTATTCTAACATGTCTATTTCCAAACATTTCGATTTTAAAACCAAGACCATTTGACATTGCATTTATGAATGTTTTTGGATAGTCTTTCATACATTTTAAATCAGTAAAAGTTTGCCAATTAGGGAATCCAACTTGAACATAATCAAGTAGTGTTTGATCTATCTGAATAACAACACTTCTTTCCGATATTATATTTACGACATTTCCAAATAAACCAAATCCAGTTGAAGAACGTCTATCTATAGCAACATAATCTCCATGATATAGTGTAATAGGACGATCAAATGCAATAGTCAATTCTCTTGAGTATGGCTCTAATTCAAATGAAGTAATATTATTATTAGTAACAGTACGAGTAGGTATTCTAAACCATGCACTATATGCTCTGTCTTCGATTGATGAAAAATCATTTGTGATTTTATATTCAACTATTTTTTTGTTATATCTTTCTAAATTAACATCACATGTAGCAATAGGTTCATCGCTTGTTAACCCAGTATAGTCGGTAGCATATATACCAAATGTAGATGACTCATTGAATACTGAATATAATGGGAAACTCGACTGTATTTGTGAAGTACCTGTCTGATGTGTAAATATTGGCTTATTATCTACATTTAAACCATTGTAATACAATCGTTTCATTGAGTAATAATATTGTTCATCTGATTGTATAGATGTTGGAGAATATCTAACGTAATATAATGTGTTAGTTTCAAACTCACCATCAACATCAAGAACAATCTGTTCATCTGATATTAATGCATCCATTTTGTAATAATATTCAGCTAATATGTTATAATAGTTTAGCAATTTAATATCATCTGTTGGTTGATTAATATCAAGATAATCACGTACAGGATCTTCATCGATATGCGCCACGGTAAATTGTTGTGGATTTGTAATTTGTTCTTTTTCTTGCTCAATTTGCTCTCCAAATAATGATTCCTGATCCGCAGTAAATGTTTGAAGTATATCAACTTCTTCGGTTTGTTTAACATTAGATTTTGGCAACCATTTAATTAGAGTAATTTTGAAGTATAATGGAACGTACATAAAATCTCTATATAAATATGCACTTGATATTTCATATATTCTGTTAGTTCGTGGAAAGAATATAACGTCTCTTTTTTGTGGTCCAGAACCTTCACCAAAAATCTTTTGGTAATATGCTTTATCTACTTGTACTTCAAACGGCATTTCAAAATCAACACCAAAGGGACCCATTGACATTTTATTGTCAGGGAATGCATTTTCTGGAACAACTACTTTCATACAAACTTTATCATCATGTTCGTATAATGGGTATTCCATTAAAAACACATCTTTATTTCTACCATCTGGTAAAGCTCTATAATAATGTACATCATGACCAAATAAATTATTGACCATTAAATTCAAATCTTTATATAACTGTACAGCCTTATCGAGGTTATATGGGTTCCAAAGAAAATTTGATTTAATGAATGATGGTGTAGCGTTCGCAGGGGTGTATAGGGAGGCCAATGGGACACCTTCTTGAGATGATGTATAATCCAATGTAACACTCGCAAATGTCACTGGTCCACCTGTCATGAGTGTATATCTGAATTGAACGAAAACTTGAATCTGCTCTCCTATTGATTGCAAATTTTCTAATGTCAATTCCTGAAATTCTGAATATGTATCATTATCAAATGAATATCGAAATTCTTTTTTAAGAATAGTACCTGTTCCAGTGTCTGTATAATTTTCGTTTATTTTTGTAAATAACTGAACATAATTATATGAATCTGTGCTTGATAATACGATATATTCGCCTGATGTGTATAGAGTATTCGGATCTTGTGTTACTGAACAATTAATCATTCTTGAGATATATATTTATTACTATATATCTAACTCTATAGAGACAACAAAAGCTGGAAGATTCTTCCAGCTTTTTATTTATATGCAATGTACAATTTAGACTACTCCTTGTGATTTTAGTACTTTTTCTAATTGTAAAATTTCTTTTAAGAAGTCATTTCCAAAAAATTCGACATGTCTATTAAAATCAGATTCTGACATTTCATTCTTTTCACAATACCACCGTATCATTTTATCAGTTGGCATTTTAACTTTCGGATCAGTATTCTTTTTAAGTGTTTTAGCATATATCCATTTTGGAACAGGTCCTCCATGTAATTGAGTCATAGTTCTATGCCAATAATTAGATACAGATGGCATATGTACACGTAATGGTGATAATGCCAATGCTTGCATAGGGTATCTAATTGACATGAAACGGTTTAACATGAAAAAATTTCTAGACTTATCAACATCATTTAGTTCTTTCCATGCTTTTTCATTTTTAGAAAATACAACCTTTACATAATCAAATAATTCCATTGCCATAATTATATTTTTTTAGTTGTAATAATATCGTCAGTGTCAGTTGGAGCAGAATACACAATTTTATTAGCTTTAACTTTATATGTTAAATCTTTTAATTGTTTTATGTATTTATTGCTTGTTCCAGCTTTTAAATATGCAATTGTTGCATGTGGATGATAATCCGGAAAATCTGATGTATATGGTAATTTACACAGAGATTTATTAATTTTAAATAATATATCATCTTTTTCAGAATATTCTTCCATATATTGTCTAACATCAAATTTTAATACATCATATTCATCGGTTTTAAATGCAGATATATTATATAATTCCAATGTTGGAATATCATATTCATCTATTATATCAAAAACTTCAGTATCATTTACTTCTTTATGTAAACCATACAATAATGTAACATGTGGATCATTTTCAAATCCATCATTTATTAAATCATCTTCGTCAATTTCAGATTGAATATCATCAATTTTATCAAAAATAAAATATAACATTGCACAACCATATGAATGATGTCCTTCATTTTCCGATATATTAAATTCATCAAATGTTTTTATCATAACTTTAATTGTTTAAAATTGTTTGAATTCGGAAAATACATGCTAACATTGATATCGAAGAATCAATAACCTGAACTCTTTGTGCTTGATAATTAGCAACTTCGACGATTATGTTTGGAAGATATTTTATTTTTGCAGTATGTTTTTCTTCTAACCATTTAGGAAATTCGCTCCCTAAAGCATCTAATACTTCATCAACTCTTGAACCGTATTGATTTATAAGGAATGTATAATTTTTATAAGGATCAGGCGCGCCTGCACATAAAGTGAAAATATCCTCAAATGACCAATCAGTTTTCATGATTGCTTCTTTACTCAAAGAAGTTACACCACTTAATTGAAGAGTTTGGATTCTGTTAAACAGTTTTCTCATGTCTGGAAATGAACGTTTAACTAATTCATTAACAGCATCTGGATCATGTTGAATGTTTAATTTACTTAGAACGATAGAAGCTCTTTTAATTTGTTCTTTATAAACAATTTGTTCTTCTTCTTTATCTAAATAATCATAATTAATACATGAAAATCTCGATAAAATTGCTTCGGGAATTTTATTCACAAAATTACTAGTAGCAATAAATCTTGCTTGTTCAGCAAATTTTTCAATGTTTCCTTTTAATGCTTTAAAGAATTGTTCAGAAACACCATCAACCTCATCAAGTATTACTACCTTTAATTTTTCTTCTCCATCAAGAACAGAAACCGTTGAACACCATTTACTTATTTTTTCTCTTACGACATCTACTCCTGTTTCATCAGAACAGTTAATATATAGATATGGATAATTGGATGCTAATACTTTAGCTGTGCTTGTTTTACCTGTACCAGGAGTTCCATAAAATAAAAAATTCTGTTTTAGATTTTTATCGCTTATGGCATTCATAATACGCGGAGGCAGAATCAATTGTTCTACACTCTTAGGTCTTAAAATTTCTGTTAATAATCTATTGCTCATTGCTTTTTATTTTATTTATAATTAGTTTTTCTAAATTAGGTTCATCAAAAAGCATTTCATCAAAAACTCTCGTTGAATAAAATGTTGATGTTATATCATCTATAGATATAAGTTTATTTCGCATGTCAT